GAAGATAGCCGAGTTGACAAGCAACTCGTTCAGAGCTATAATGAGAATGAAGAAGTATCAAAACCTTTTCGTTCTGGGAAGAAGAACATTTTGAAGGATCTTTAATTTATGTCTAAAGAGAAGAAAAAAGTTGATTTAAGTAATGACAAAGCAATACAGAAAGCATTTGGAAAAGTAGTATCAAAGGGATCTGAATTAGTTTCAGCAAAAAAGAATCTAAAACCAGTAAGTGTTAGTCCAGCTTTAGATCTTGCCTTAAATGGTGGTCTATTGGAGGGAAGCTGGACTATTATATCAGGTGATCCAAAAACTGGCAAAAGCACCACCTGTTTACAAATATGCAAGAACGCACAAGATGAAAACAGGCCAGTAATTTATATAGACGGTGAGAGCCGCTTAAAAGCATATAATCTTGTTGGCATTGAAGGTTTAGATCTAGACAAGATACAAATTATTCACAGTCCAGAAGATGGTGAATCTCTGTCCGCAGAAGACTTTCTTGATATTGCTGAAAGTCTAATGAAGCGTCCAGAAAATAATGGTGCTATCTGCGTTATTGATTCATGCTCATCCCTAGTTCCAAGATCAGAACTTGAAGAGAGTTCATCAGCATCTTTAAGAGCTAGTCTTCCAAAACTATTATCGCATTGGATCAAAAAGAACGCACAAACAGTGGTTAAGAATAAAATCAATGTATTGATAATTACGCACTATATTACTAATACCTCTGGATATGGTAAAGTAAAAATTCCAGATTGTGGAGTAATGGTACAATATCAGGCAGATACTAGACTTGATATTGCTAAAGTAGAGCCATGGGAAGAAAATAATAAGAAGGTTGGACAACTTGTTCATTGGAAAATTAGTTGCTCATCAATGGGTGCGTCTGGTGCTGAATGTATTAGTTATATCAAATACAATAAAGGTATTGATAAGGAAAAAGAGATCATTGAACTTGCAGAATCTTTTGGCATCGTAGAAAAAGCTGGTGCTTGGTACTGCATTCCATTTCTAGAAAATGAGAAAGAGTTTAGTCAAGAAGCACCAAAATTTCAAGGTCAATCAAAGATATATGATTTCTTAGTAGAAAGAAAAGATATTTTTGATTTAATTAAAAAGCGTGTTGAAGAAATGATATCTGATGATTAGAGTAATTGGATTTGATAATAAAGAACATAAATTCAATTTTGCTAAAAATAAGAAACGACGATATCAAGATAATAAATCTTCTCTCCATGAAAAAGCCAGACTGATAATCAAGGAATTGTTTCCAACATTATCAGTATATGAAGAAGTTACTTTGCCAGGATCTAAGAGGCTTGGAAGAACTTCATTATTATATGCTGATTTTTTTATACCAGAGATAATGTTGATAGTCGAAGTTCATGGTAAACAACATTACGAATATTGCTCTTTCTTTCATAAAGACAAAATGGATTTTTTAAAATCTAAAAAGAGAGATATTGACAAAATCGAATGGTGTGGGTTAAATAATATTAAGTTAATAGCTCTACCATATAACGAGGAAAAAGAATGGAAGAATTTGATACAACAAAAACTGAATCAGTAGAAGTATTAGATAAATTTACGGAATGGGTAGAATCATTCTGTAAAGAAAATGGCATTATAGAATATAAAGATCGTGGTGAGTATGAGCCGATAATAAATATGTCTAGTGAAGATATTATGGCTCTATCAAGCGACGAATGCTTTACTTATGCAATTACGCTTATGAACTATGCTGGCATGTTACAGAAAAAATATGATCTAATTAATAGTCAGTATAATTGGTGCATGGAGGCTCTTAACTTTTTATATGCAAAATATTGGGATAGATATGATAAGTTTCTACCAGCAGAAGTTAGAAAGAAGTCAATTATTGTAGAAAATTCTTTTGCACAGAGTGTTGAAAAATGTAGACTCAGACTGTATGCTGGTATGCAGATGTTAGCTGAAACGACCAAAGACATAAAAAAAAGAGTAAACCTACTACAAGATTTAGGCAAGGCGAGGAATTATAAATGACATTACTATCATCCTTAAATAAAATTGTTGATCTGCTTGGAGACGGACTAAATAATAATGATTGGAATTTAATATCAGAAGCATACGAGCTATTTACTGGTGAAGTAATAGAAGTTAAAAGCCAAGATCCTTCTGATATGCTTGCAATGATGATGCAAAGGCTAGAAAAGCTTGAAAATACAAAACAGACAAGCAATAATAAGAAGAAAGATAAGACCAAGCAGGAAGATAAAAAAGAATCTAATTTTTCTGTAGAGTCTAATAGAAAGTCAAGAAAAGTGACTGATAGAAAAGTAGAGAATAAGTTTGATCGTATGCAAGACATTATAGCGGAGGCTGGTAGGGAAGAAGGATTTGATCGTATCAATGATAATGTTAAGCCATCTGATCGTAGTCGAAGACCATATCAACCAAAGATGGTAAAATGTTCTGAGTGCAATTCAGATCATGAAGTGCATCCATTATTTGCTAGAGATAATTATACTTGTGATAGGTGTATTCAGCGACGGGGTGGTTAATGTCTAAGATAGAAACAAGCCTTAAGAATATTGCGTCTGAACGGGCGGTACTGGCTGGCCTATTCCAATATGGTCAGGAAAGCCTGCTTGAAGTAGAATTACTTGTTAATGAAGATAGTTTTACTGTAGACGCAAATAAAGTTCTATACAAGTGCATTCTACATGCATTAAAGGATAAGGAGTCTGCTGGATATACAGATATTTTATCTTCTGCTAAAAGCTTGCAACTAGATGAGTATGTAGAAAAGAATGAAGTTCTAAAGCATATGTCTGGGATCATGAATACTCCCATTCATATTGACAATGTTCTTGAACATGCTAAGAAACTAAAACGATTAGAGTTTGCCAGAAAGATTCAATCTGAATTAAGAACAATATATACAGACTTGAATAAAGTCACTGGTGATGAATCTATCACTGAGATATTGTCATTAACAGAAAGTCCAATACAAAATATCTGCCTTTCTTATATTAAAGAAGATGAGTTATTGCCACAGTCTATTGGCAATGATATCGATGAATACATTAATCATCTACAAGACAATCAAGGTAAATCAATTGGAATTACCACTGGCTTTGCGGCATTCGATAAGGCAATTGGTGGTGGATTAAGAAGAAAGTGCGTCGATCTTATTGCTGCCCGTCCAAAGACGGGCAAAAGTTGCTTGGCGGATAATATGGCACTATACGTTGCTAGTAAACATAAGATTCCTGTCTTAATGCTAGATACGGAAATGAGTAAACAAGATCATATTAATAGATTATTAGCTAATCTAAGCGAAATAGAGATTAATAAGATTGCTTCTGGAGAGTTTTTCCAGGATGATGAAAAAAAGGATAAAGTTATACAAGGATCGAATCTGCTCAAAGATTTACCATATGATTATATTAGTATCGCAGGAAGACCATTTGATGAAACGCTTTCGATTGCTAAAAGATGGCTAATCAAGAATGTTGGTTATGATGAAAATGGTGTGCTTAATGATTGTCTAATTATTTATGATTATCTAAAACTAATGACATCAGATAGTATAAATAATAACTTAGCAGAATTTCAAGTGCTAGGCTTTCAGATTACGGCACTACATAATTTTTGTGTTGAGAATGACTGTCCATGTCTATCGTTTGTGCAGTTAAATAGAGATGGCATCACAAAAGAAACAACAGACGTTGTTAGCGGCTCAGATAGACTAGTCTGGCTATGTACAAGCTTCTCTATCTTTAAAGATAAAACCGATGAGGAAAGAATCACAGATGGAATTGCATCTGGCAATAAGAAGCTAATACCTGTTGTATCTAGGCATGGCCCTGGAATAGAAGACGAAGGCTATATTTGCTTGCAAATGGATGGAAAGTATGCTAAGATTAGAGAGATCGGAACAATCAGGAGTATCAAGAGAAATGAACACGGTGGCCAACAAGGATTTGCAGATCAAGCAAACGCTGATTCTGAAAATCAAGATGATGAAGAAGATTTTTGAAGTTTTAGAATTCTTTGATATTGATGAATATTATGAGTCTAATAATCTAATTATTAGTAAATGCCCAATTCATGATGGCGATAATCCAACAGCTTTTAATATTAATATAGATGAAGAAAATGAAGAACATTATGGCAAGTGGTTTTGTAATACAAAAAACTGTCATAATGAAAAACCAGGAAAAGATATTCTATCTCTTATATGGATGCTACTAGAGAAAAAGCATAATAAGCAAATAAAATTTCCAGAGGTTGTTAAATTTTGTAATAATTTTGCAGCCGATATTCATATAAATGAGAATAATCTAGTAGCCGCAAAAAGTGATGCTATTGATAAATTATTGAAAATGGAGTCTAAAAAAGCCTCCAAATCTAATGATGTAAAAATCGATAGAAAGACTGTTAGAAAGTATTTATCATTTCCAGCACAGTTCTATATTGATAGGGGTTTTTCAGCAGAAGTATTAGATATATTTGATATTGGACTATGTACTAATCCTAAGAGCCAAATGTATAGAGGAATTGTATTTCCTGTATATGATGAAAATGATGAGTTTATGATTGGCTGTACTGGAATATCAATTTGCAATGATCCAAGAAAGTGGATTAATCAAAAGGGATTTAACAAATCTAACTTTCTATATAAT